ATCTTCCATTGTACTCATCAAGAACACTTTCATCAGAAACATCGAGATAAGTATAATCTTCAACAAAAAATCCAATAGGAAATTGTATTGTAGACGGTCTGTTTAATTTTGGAATTTCATCCTCCTTATAACCAGACTTCATTTGAACTATACTTGCACCCACACCTTGTCCTTTAGAGTATGCATAAGGTCCGTATATTGGATTACCATCGTATGCCCAACCAATAATAGGAGAATGATCCGTTGAGGCAATTTCTATATTTGAAACTTTTCTTAAATCTTTTCTTCCATATAAAATATTTCCATCTTGATCATTTGCATAAACAATTTCTCTAAGTTTTCTTGGAGCATAAAGATGTGAGTATTGCAACTCATAATCATCATTCAATCCTTCAGATAATACTCCATCGTCACTTGTAATAGATGATAAAGTTTTATTAAAAAGATTAACATTCCAAGTTTGAATTTTGGCAAAAAATTCAGATAGAGATCCTGCAGGAGTAATTAATATTGCAGTATTCTCTGGAGAATAACCGACACCAGATTCTATAACTTTAATCTCAATTAATCTTCCATCTTCAATGATTGGTGTGAGAACTGCACCTACTCCGTCACCAACAATTTCTAAATCTGGAATAGAATTATAATTTCTACCTGATGTATTGATTAAAATTTCTACAATTCTTCCATTTGATATGATAGGAGTAACTTGTGCCCCAAATCCACTATTTAATCTAAATTCTGGTTGTTTATTATAATTTAAAATTTCAGATGCGCCATATCCAACCCCACCAGACTCTAAATGAACCGAGGTAATTTCTCCTCTAAAAATAGGTTGCACATCTGCTTTAAATTTTATAACTCCACCAACATTACCAATGACTTCTACAGAAATTTCTGGATAATTGAAAGTATGAGTTCCAACTCCAATAGAAGATAAGTTAATAAACTGTCTTGTATTATAATAAAAATCTCTTGATGTTGATCCGGTTCCAATTTCTGATAATTTAAAACTATTAGTATCAACTGGAGTTACATAATATTCTGTATTGCTAGTTAATCCACCAATCACAGATCCACTTGTTGAATATTTTACAATTTCACCACTTATAAAGTCGTGATTTAAAATATTAATTTGATTAATTGAAGTATTAATACCTGATATATTACTAGAAACTGTTCTTCTTTTGTTTTCATATCCAAATCCAGAACTTTCAATATTTACGGATCCAAGTACTGATTTTTTATTGAATGATTTGAGTGAATGATTTCCAACTCCAAAAGAAGTAAATTGGACTGTGTTAATTCCAGAAACTGCATCATTCAATGTTTTATGAAGTTTTAGTTGTGTTGGCGACTGAACAGAAATGTGATATGAGGCATCTGTAGAAAGACCTCCAACACCTCTTTGACTATCTGTAGTATAGATCACCCTCTCAGCATTTCTAAACTTATGATAGGTCGAAAATCCTATGGTATTATTTGCTAAAGAAATTTGAGCAGAATTTATTTCTGAATTAAAAAATGATTGGTGATCAATCAGTTTCATACTTGCAAATGCTTTTGCTCCAATTCCATTTCCGCCAGTTATTTTAATTGTAGGAATTTCATCATAATCAAACCCCGGATCAATAATTTTAATTTCTTGTAAAGATCCTCTAACTGCACAATATCCCGATGCACCTGTGCCGACAGGATCAGTAATTGATAAAACTGGAGGATTGATGATATCATATCCTATTCCCGGAGCAATTACCACTACTTCTTCTAATTTACCAGAATAAATTACATCTCTAGATTTGTAATTTAATATTTCCACTCCGTTTATTAAAATTCCAGTAAAACCTGGTTCAGTATCATAAACACCTCCATCATTTATTGGAGAGCAAATTTCTCTTAAAATATTTTGAGATTTTAAAGTTTTATCCTTAAAATTAAGAAGTTCAATTTTGTTAAAGTTTGCTTCTACTGGAGTATCAACATAAACAGAAACAAATTTTGAATTGTAGATATTTGCTCTACTTAAAGCAAATTTTATAGTTTTTGAATCTATTCTTTTTATAAAATATATTCCTTCATCAAATAATTTGCTTATAATTTGATCACCACTCTTCTGTGGAGTATAGTATACGACATCTCCAGTATAAAATCCATGATCACCAGAATCTACAATTTGAAATTGATCAGAACTGAAGGTTCCTGAAAATATTACTTCTTTTGAAGAAATCTCAAGAGATTCTGTTCCATAATATGGAAGTGAAGGTGACGCAACTAAAATTTTATCTTTATCTTTGTAAATATTTTGGACATTTGCACTAAAAACTGATGTATTTGGGAAAACTTGAGAATTTGTTTTTAATATATTTTTATGTATAGTATAATTATCCGTTGTTGATAAAATTCCTTGATCTCTAATAATAAAAGATTTTTCAGAAATTACATCAATAACAGTAGATAAAGGTGCTTCTACTCCTACACTATTTTTTATAGTAAGATTGTCACCTATTCTAAAAATATGATTTGTTGAAGTATTAATCTCATAAGTATTACTTGAACTGTCGATTAACGAAATTGATTCTACATTATAACTTGTTGCAATATTAAATAACCAATTATTAGAAATAAAATCTTTTGGATTAACTCCAAGTGTTTTGATTTTAGATTCATAACCTTTTTTCAAATAGAAAGTGTCACTTATAATATCAATATCTTTCAAAACTGAAGTAATTCTAACTCTAATTACTTCATTTTGATTAATGAAGGAGTTTCCATATGCAAATACATTAATACTAATTGAAGAAGAATCTCTAATAATTCCAGTTATGTTTGAACAACCAAGAAATTGAGTTAAATTTTTTGAGGTATATGATATTATTCCATCAGAACCATCATCATAAACTACTGAAAGTTCTCCACTATTTGAAAATCCTACAGTCGAATCAACATCAATTGCAGTTGAGTTTAAATTATATTGACCAATTACTTTTGTTTGTGAATGAACTTTAAAGTCTCCATATAAAGCACCATCAACTCTAATGTCTCTATTGTAACTAGCATCAATACTTAATTTATAATATTCTTTTCCCTCCTTAGATCTTATCTTTTCAACTTTGGTGATGGGTGCATATGCCTTCGTAAAATTTAAAACTTCATCTTGAAATAAAGTAGAATTTTCTAAATTTTCTGGATTACCTTCAATACTTTCTACAACAAGATCATTGGTAATTTGAAATTGTGCATCTGAAGGTCTAAAAAGATACTCCTTGGGTCTAATTATACTTACATTTTCTCCATATAAAGATTTAAATAATATTTCAAATGATTGATCTGTTCCTTTGCTACGATAAAAATCTTTTGACTGCTTAATAAAAAGAGAATCATTTAATTCTTCAATAAATTCTCTACTTTCAAATCCAGGTGTTAACTGGTGTTTTATTTTTAATAAAAATTCCTTTAAAAATAAAACACTTAAATTTACAATAGTAGATCCGGAAGAATGTTCTGTTGATTCCGTTTTAGAAAAAACTAATTGGTCGGGTTGATTTTGTGAAGTATAAGAACTTATTCCACTAAATCCTCTTATACAACCAGTAAAAGAATTAAAAGTTTTTCCAGTATAAGTAATAACCTCATCATTAATTTTTAACAATCCATACTTTTCAGGAAATCCATTTGTTCCTGTTAGTGTTGAGGATACCCCTACGAAGATAGTATTATCAAACGACGAAATATCGCCCAATAAAATAGCAGATTCTGCTTGAGAAGTTATTTGATCAACTTTAATATATCTATCAATATTTTGAATTAAATCAATAGGAGCCCCTTGAAACTCTTGAGAAAGATAATATTGTGATAAAAATTCTGATACTAACGGAAACTCTTCCTTGACATAGGATGGAAGTTGATTACGAACAATGTTGCTAAATTGAATTCTTTTATCTGACATTTTGTTACTATCTTACTAAGTTCCCGTTTGCGTAGCTTGAGGTTACAATATAGTTTGATGCTGAAGGATCAAGACCAGATGATATTTCATCTACTATCATTTCAAATAAACTATTACTAATATCTAGTTGTAAATATAAATCTTGCAGTCCAATTACATCATTTGATCTTGGTGTAGTGGAAATTTCAATAATTGATTGTCCATCTTTTATTTTTCCTGAAGAAAGTATATTAATTGGATTCAATGTAATAATTCCTTTTTTATAATTTATATTGCCAACATTTCTTCTAACAACTGTAGATGTTGTAGAGTTTGTTGATGGAACAGAGAATAAAAATAGTGATCCAGTTTCTCTATTTGTATTGGGAACATCCGATAGGTAAACATCTTGTGAAATATCAGAAACTCTAAATGATGAAGTTTTGATATTGTATCCTTCCATACTTTTAATATGAAACTCATTTCCAAAACCAATTTGATATTCTACAAATGTATTCAATACAACTCGCAAATCTCTTCTCATCTGAATCGTTGTGATATTAGATGTAACAGATTCGTGACTTTCATCAATTGTCTTTAGAAATTTGCTGTACTTAAACCTTGCACCATACCTATTTAACTCTGTTGATTCTGCATATTTTGTTGTATTACTCTGTATAATACTAGATACAAAATCAGAACTTGGTGCTAAATTTGTGTTATAGTAGACTTTTGAATTGATTTCAATAAAAAGATACTTTAAGTCTAATATTTCAGGAACAATCCCTGCAACAGCATATTTTTTGAGTTTAAGTTTAATATTTTCTTTAATTAAATTTGGTAAAAAGTCTCCTGATCTTGGTTTGATACTAATAAAAACTTTTCCATATTGTGGAGGAATCAATTCTTCTCCACCAAATACAGAAATAGATTCAGTTTCTGTATAAATTTTTGCAGGAATCAGTGTTTCATAGTCGTTTGAAGTAAGTGCTCTATTTTGAGAGGCATAGATTCTTGGTGCATATTTTTTAACTGACTCTACAGATTCAATGTTTTCTCCGCCCGATGCAATTAATCCAGTGGTTAATAGTGAAATTCCAGAAGTAACTGTATATTCTACGGAGTTTCTATTATATGCAATTCTACCAGAAAATGTAAATTGACTTATACCATTTGCACTATCACCATTAGATGTGATATATCCAACTTCAATAAAGTTTCCTTCTTCAAGTTTCTTGCCAAAGATTCCATCTCCAAAAATAAGTTCATATCTTTCATCTTCAATCTCTTGCAGAAAGAAAACTCTAGAATCTTTTCTAACTTCAAAAAGACTATCTTGAAGAGTATATTTTACAGAATTTGTAGATTGCTCATTATTTCTTACAGATACTGAAATCAACTCCGTATCGATACCACTATTAGGTAAAATAAACCTTTGATTTAAATTATTAGAACTAAAAGTAAAATTGCTTGTTAAACGAGTTCCTTGATAAACTTCAAGATCTTCAAATGTTGCTATACCATTGAATACTGGAACTGTTATATCTTCTAAAATACAGAACACAAAGGACTGATTACCAAAACTACCTGAGGTGCTTGCTACAGGTCCTTTACGGAGGGTTAGAGAAGATGGTGTGGGAGTTATATTAGAGGTATCTACAAAGAAACTTATTGTTGCTCTTGATGCTTTTCTTGAACGTGGGATGTATCCAATATTTCTTGCAAGTGCTACTACATTTTCTCTAAGAGTAGCACTATCAATAAAAACCTCATTTGCCACCATGTTGGCATTATATGATGTGATATAAGTATTATATGCCAATACGTCTAGAATTGTTGACAGGTTTGATCCCTCAAAATCATAATCCGTAAAATTTGGATTAGATCTTAAGTAATCTTTAAGAGTAGTTTTTATTTGATCGAAATCTAGATTTGAAAAGTTTACTAATGGCATTTATCTGGTTGGTTGCAAAACGAACTCTAACTGTTGTGCAGGAATATCAGCACCGACTACTCTGTATATAATATTTACATCAAATGCACCATTATCAAAATCGGGAATTGTTTGAACATCTATTAAACTAACTCTTGGTTCAAAATTATTAATAGAATTTCGGATTTCATCATTAATAATTGATGCTGAAATCTCATCAACATTTTCAAATAATGATCTACTCACTCTAGATCCAAAATTGGGATTAAAGAATTTTTCGCCAGGAAGGGTAAATACAATATTTCGTATCGAACGTGCAATTGCAGTTTCATTTTTAAGGACAATTAAGTCACTATTCAGAGGATTATTCTGAAAAGTCATGCTAATGTCTCTAAAACCTTGACTTACCCTTTCTAAAGGCATTGATTATTACAATTCTATCTTATTTATCACTGATTTTTTAACTCATAAAGTGGTTCAGTACCATACTCCCAGTCATCATAGTCTTTATCATTGCGAATTCTTTCGTGAATTTCATTTTGAGTAATAAAATCATGTTTTTTGGGTGTTATATCATCATTGACAATCTCTCTAAGCATCTTTTGCTTTGAAATCTTCTCTTCC